ACTATTTTAAAATTTACTGCTTCTGGCAGTTATACAGCTTAATTAGGAGATTTACATGGGACATTTTGCAAAAGTAGTAGATGGTAAAGTTACACAAGTTATTGTGGCTGAACCTGAATTCTTTAATACATTCGTTGATTCATCGCCAGGCGCTTGGATTCAAACTAGTTATAACACTCGTGGCGGAAAACATTACGACCCAACTACAGGTCAAGAATCCGCAGATCAAACCAAAGCTCTTCGTGGCAACTATGCTGGTATAGGTTATACATACGATCAAACGCATGATGTATTTTATGCGCTACAACCATTCCCAAGTTGGACAATTTCTGCTCCAACATGGACATGGGAAGCCCCAACACCTATGCCTACAGATGGCAAGCAATACAAGTGGGATGAAGCAACTAAATCTTGGACTGAAATAGTTTAAGGATAAAAAATGTCTGTAATTATTAGCGGCTCTACTGGAATAACAGCAACATCTGCTACGCAAAGTATTGATTTGCCTCAAGGTACTACAGCCCAAAGGCCTGCAAGTCCTGCCGCTGGTGCTATGCGTTACAACACTACTACAAATCAGACTGAAGTTTATAGCGGAATTGCATGGGTAACATTAAGCAGTCAAACATATTCTGTTAGCTATTTATTAGTAGCTGGTGGCGGTGGTGCTGGTTATGCTGGTGGCGGTGCAGGAGGATTTTTAACTGGTTCAGCCACTTTAAATGGTGGTACTGTTTATACTATTGTTGTTGGTGCTGGCGGTGCTGGAGCGCCAGGTCAAAATAATTATGGTTTTACAGCAGCCGCTTCAAATGGAAATGATTCAACTGGCATTGGTTATACAGCTACTGGTGGTGGGGCTGGTTCTGCAAACTATTCCAGCATAGCTAATGGAAGTGCTGGAGGTTCTGGTGGAGGTGGAGCAGTAACAGGAACAGGCGGTTCTGGAACATCAGGGCAAGGAAACGCTGGTGGTAATGGTGTAAACAATAGTGGTTATGCTGGCGGTGGTGGCGGTGGTGGCGCAAGTGCAATTGGTACAAATGCTTCTACATCAGGTTCAGGCGCTTCTTCAAACTTAACTGGTGGTAATGGAGGCGCAGGAACTGCATCATCTATAACTGGTTCGTCTATTACTTACGCAGGCGGTGGTGGTGGTTCTATTGATGCTCGTGTAAGCGGCACAAAAACAGTAGGAACTGGTGGCGCTGGTGGTGGAGGCACAGGAGTTTATGGAAATGGAGCTACACCTAATGCAGGAACAGCAAATACTGGCGGTGGTGGCGGTGGAAATTATTTTGATGGCGCTGGAGTAACTGGTTCTGGTGGTGCTGGAGGTTCAGGTGTAGTAATTCTTTCTGTGCCAACTGCAAATTACAGCGGTACTGTAACTGGAAGCCCTGCTGTTAGCACTTCAGGTTCTAATACAATTATTAAATTTACAGCTTCAGGCTCATATACGGCATAAGGAAAAATCATGTCACAATTAGTATTTCAAGCAAACGCAGGCGGTACGATTACCCTAACAGGTACAAATACCCCAAGCACAATCAATTTAACTGTTCCTGCAACCAATGGAACACTTTTAGTTCAAGATACTTCTAATAATTTAACCGTTACTAATTTAACTGTAACTGGCACTTCTATTCTTGGTGGTACTGCTCAAACCAAAATTCCAGTAGGCACTACTGCTCAAAGGTCATCAAGCCCTACTGTTGGTATGTTTCGCTATAACACAGATGGTGGTGGTTTTTATGAAGGCTATCAAGCTGGCAATTGGGTTAAATTCACCACAGTAAGTGAAAATCAATATACTGGAACTTATGTTCTTGTCGGTGGTGGTGGCGGTGGTGCTAGCTCAACTGGAAGCATTATTGCTGGAGCAGGCGGTGGCGCTGGTGGTTTATTAACTAATACTTTTATTCTTACTCCAAGCACTACTTATACATTCACAATTGGTGCTGGTGGCGCAACTGGTACAAGTGGCAATAACTCTGGTGCATTTTCATTAACTGCTTTGGGTGGTGGTGGTGCAAACGGAAATTCAGGTGGATCAGGTGCTGGTGGCGTTCAAAACTTTGGATCTGCTGGAACTGGTACTACAGGTCAAGGAAATAATGGTGGAACAGGTGGATCATCTGCTGCTGGAGGTGGCGGTGGCGCTGGAGCTGTAGGTTCTGCTGGCACAGGAAACCAAGGTGGTTCTGGTGGTGCGGGAGTTTTATATTCAACACTTTCTACTTATTATGCTGGCGGTGGAGGTGGCGGTGGTTACTATGCTTCTGCTGGTGGATCAGGAGGCGGTGGCGCTGGCGGTGATGGTTATGTCAATGCTGTTGGTAATGGATCAGCTAATACTGGCGGTGGCGGTGGTGGTGGTGGTAATAGAGCCAATACTCAACCAGGTGGAACTGGTGGTTCAGGAATATTTATTTTGACTGTTCCTACTGCAAATTACACAGGCACAACTACTGGTTCTCCAACTGTTTCATCTACAGGTGGAAACACAACCATGCAATTTACTTCTTCAGGATCTTACACAGCATGACCACTTATCAATGGAAAATTAGTGAAATTAGCGCTGAAGAAGGCATTATTCTTCATGCTAAATATCATGTCACAGCCACAGATGAAGATGTCAGCGTAGAAACTGAAGGCAATTGGTGGTTCTCAGACAAGATCGTAAAAAAGCCATTTGACCAAGTTCAAGAGCAAGATATTGCCCAATGGATTGAAAAAGAGTCTATTCAAGATGGCGTAAGCACGATAAAATCAGGGTTAGATAAGCAAATTGCAAGCCTAAAAAACAGCAATAAATCTTATTTGCCTTGGAATCCACCTGTCTTTAAACCAACTATTTGAGTAAAAAATGGCAAAACCCATAGACATAATCAGTAGAGCTTTAAAAGACATAGGTGCTTTAGAAGCAGGGGAAACCCCTACTCCAGAAGCTGCTCAAGATGCTTTTGATATGCTTAACGACTTGTTAGATCAATGGTCTAACGAGGACATGATGGTATTTTACAAGTCTGAGATTGTATTTCCAATTGTTGCAGGGCAAACACAATATACGATTGGCCCTGGCGGTAACATCAATGCAAGCATTACAGGATCAATTTCAGGCAATATTCTAACTGTAACTGGTATTAACTCAGGAGCTATAGTATTAGGGCAAACCCTAAGTGGTGCAGGCATAACACCTGGCACTACGATTACTGGCTTTTTAACAGGATCAGGAAACAATGTTAATGAAGCTGGAACTTATAAAGTCAATTTCCCACAGACTGTTGCCTCTACTACTATTACTTTATATTATCAGCGCCCATTATCAATCTATTCTTCATTTGTTCGGATTAACACCAATTCCAATGGCGTTCCTATCGTAAATGGTGGTTTGGACTATCCAGTATCCATTCTGAACGTAGAAGATTACGAAATGATTGGTTTAAAGACGTTAAATGGGCCTTGGCCTAAAGCGTTGTATTACCAACCATCCGAAGTATTAGGCAATATTTATGTGTGGCCTAACCCAGCCCAAGGTGAAATGCACATGTTTGCAGACACCGTATTTACTACATTTTTAACCTTAACTGACGATATTCCGTTACCACAAGGTTATAACATGGCAATGCGCTGGTGTTTGGCTGAACGCTTAATGCCTATGTATGGCAAAGCTTCACAGACTCAAATCTCAATGATTGCTGCTTATGCTGCACAAGCTAAAGCAACAATTAAACGCACTAATATGCGCCCTGTTCAATCTGCTCGTTTTGCTGATGCTATGTTGTCGAGTCGCCAGCGTGATGCGGGCTGGATTTTGTCGGGAGGGTTCTTCCGTTAAGCGTTGATACTTAGTGGTGTATAATTAACCTATGACATTTTATATATATCAACATCGCAAAGCTGATACCAACGAAATATTTTATGTTGGTAAAGGCAAAGGCACACGCTTAAATCATACAAAAGGTCGCAATGACTATTGGCATCGTGTTGTCAAAAAGCATGGTTTTGTTGCTGAATATATTGCTCAAAATTTAGATGAAGAATTAGCTTTTCTTGCTGAAATGGAATGTATTGATGCTTATCGTAGGCGTGGTATTCAATTAGTTAATGCTACAGATGGTGGCGAAGGCGCATCTGGTTATAAACATACAGAACAACACAAAGCCAATCTCAAAGGCAATAAAAATGGTGCAAGTTCTTGGGGAATGACTTTTAAAGGCAAAAAGCATACCGAAGAATCTCGCAAACAAATGTCTTATGCTCGTATTGGCAATAAAAATAAATCTGGCACTACATTATCAGAAGAATCAAAAGCTAAAATAAGCGCAGCAATGAAAGGCAAAATTGTTTTAAAAAGAAGATGTCTTTCTGCAGAACAAGTATTAGAAATTCGTCAGCGTGTTGGATATAGAAATATTGCTATGCTTGCAAAAGAATATGGTGTTGGTGAATCTACTGTTCGCAGAATTCGTGATGGCGAAGCTTATAAGGATGTAATCTAATGGATTTTGGCTTTGTAGGCGCATCGTATACAGCACCATCTATTTACCAAGATGCACAAGAGTGTATCAATTGGAGGCCTGAAGTTGATCCTACTAAGGGTCAAGGCGAACGTGGTGTTGTAGCGCTTTACCCTACGCCAGGTTTAACTTTGCAAGCTGTATTGCCTGCACAGGCTTCCGTTCGAGGTTTAAGAACAATATCTGGTGGTAGCCAATTAATTGCAGTATGTGGGCCTTATGTTTATTCACTAAATTCTGCCCTAAAACCCTCTGTAATCGGTCAATTACAAACCAGCACAGGCCCAGTTAGCCTTACAGATAATGGTGTATATGTATACATTGTAGATGGCGCAAATCGCTATTCTTACAAGATTGGTACGCCTGCAACTGCAAACTTTCAAGGCTCAATTAGCGGTACAACCCTTAATATTACTCAGTTAAGCCAAGGCACAATAGCCGTAGGTCAGCAAGTATTTGGCGTAGGAGTAACACCAGAAACTGTTATTACAGGTGGTAGTGGCTTTAGCTGGACTGTAAACCTATCTCAGACTGTTTCAAGCACAGCAATGAATACAAGTGCTGCTGGAGCTATTTTTACAGGCTCTATTGCTTATACAGGTTCTGGTAGCACATTAGTAACTACTTTAACTGTCAGCGCAGTAAGCTCTGGCACGTTATATGTAGGACAGACTATTCAAGGCGTAGGTGTTACTGCTAATAGCATTATTACTGCATTAGGCACAGGCACAGGCGGCACAGGTACTTATACATTAAACCCTGTAGCTCAGACTGTTAGCTCAGAAACAATGTATGCGCTTAATTTTGCTACTTTGCCTACAACGGATGGCGCTTTTACAGGCGCAAATATTGTAGACATTGTTGATAACTATTTTATCTATAACGATCCTAATACCCAACAATGGGCAGCATCAGGTGTTTTATCCCCTATTACCCAGCCATTGAGCTTTGCGGCTAAATTTACTGCCCCTGACAATCTTGTATCGTTGATTGCGGATCACGGTCAAGTCTATTTATTAGGTGAAAAGTCTAGTGAAGTATGGGCAGATCAAGGCACATTCCCTTTTGCTTTCCAGCGTATTCCTGGCTCATCAAGTCAGCATGGTATTGCAGCCGCACAATCAGTAGCTAGAGTAGCTAATTCATTTGCCTATGTATCTCGTAATATTCGAGGTCAAGGTCAAATTATGATTATGAATGGCTATATGCCTACTCGTATT